GCGTAGAGAAAATAAAGCACTTTACAAGACTGGGGGGGAGTCTGCACTTCCTTCAGCCTTGACCAGTGCTCTTATATCCTTTCTGCTGATTTTTCCTTTTTCCGCTTGCTCATGGTGATATCTGCACAATGTAATAAGATTGCTAGGCTCAAGGGCCAATTCTCTGTCCTCTATCAATGGCACTATATGATGGACTTCTAACTTAGTGAGGTTGATATGCCCTTCGTTTTTTAAGCACCATTGACACATATATCCGTCTCTTTCTTTGATTGCCACAGACATCTTTCTCCACGCTGATGTATGTCTAAACTTTCTCGCTTCAGTCTCTTTGTTACATTTAACAGGCTTATGACCACAATCAAACTTTGTATCATGTACACGATTACAATACTGACACGCCCTTAAAATTTTGCTACCCCCTTGCTTTTGAACAATAAGAAAGCACCCTATTGCTAGAGTGCTTTCTATACTTCGCTATTCGCTTTCCTTGATGAACTCTTCCATCATTCTCGCTAACTGCCCTGCTTGACTAACACCTTGCTTTTCACAAGCCTGTGCAAACCTTTCTACGACCTCCCGCTTCAGCTTATAGGTCTTGGACATCCAACCAGCTTTCGCCTCATACTTTCTTGTTGCCTTTGATTGTGCCGTTGCCATTACCTTCTCCTTTTGTTGTCTAAGTATTTTGTGATAAGATACCAAAATCCTCTGCCTAAGCTTGCAACAATGATTACAATGCCTGCGATTTGCATAACTTTAGCAACTACTTTTAATACTTCAATTAACATCTTTACTCGAATGGGTTCTTGTGTTATTCTTTTTAGAGAGGGACTTGTCACCAACAAGCCCCATTCTAGCTAGAACATCAGGTCAATTAACTTACCCAGTATATGAACCAGTGTTCCAGTTGCAACTCCTATCAAAATCTGTTTAACAATAGGATTGATTTTGATGGGAGTCTTTTTATTTCTCTTCTTTCGAGAACTTCGTTTCCCCATTCTGTTCACCTCCTTTCTACTCTTATATTATAATATATCGTGTCCGATATGTCAATATAATTTTGAAAATTTGTGAACAAAATACAGTAAATACTTTTATTACGGCTATTAAAAAAGCACCTTAGAGTATTCTAAGATGCCTTTATCTAAACTAAGGTTGTAAGTATAATAACCTAAAGGTCTCTCGGTCTTTTGGAGTGATAAGCGTTTGTGTACCACACCACTGTGTCTTCGCATTAAAACTCTCTTTTACCTCAAATAACCCAGTGTTTCTATCGGCATATGGCATTAACTTCCCTCTTTGTAAAACAAAAAGAGACGGTTATCATTAACCATCTCTCTTCAGAAAATTAATATATGTAGCAACGGAGGCACCACATCACACCATAATTGGAGGGCGTTTCTCGCCCTCCCCAAAAAAATATAAAGAAGGTGAATTGTGGAATCGTAAGGAGCTTCTCTTAACTCTTTACACATACAGTATACCACTGTCAATAAGTGAATTTATATGACTTGTTTGAAAAAGAGACAAGTCTTTTCTTACCTCTTTGCTTTTCTTAACCCTCAACTATTCTATCTATAACACTCTTTATTATATCTTATCCGGATTTGATGCACTCTTAAAGCAAATTTTGTAAACCTTAAATGCTGTAGCCTCTGTTGTGACAAAGTTAAGCGTAATATCTTTCGCCGTGCAGTCTGTCAAATTCTTTTAAAGCTTCTCTGTGAAGTATCAAAACCCACCTTGTCCCATAGCTCATTTTTTCTGATATCTCTCTGAATTTCAAGCCGTTCATATATCTCATTATCAGTAAGCTTCTGTATCTTATATCCTTTATTGCATCTATCTCTTTGCTTATCTTCGCTTGCAACTCTGCATACACTTTCATCTGTTCGCTAATGTCTTTTTTAAGTTCTATTACTCTTATAACGATATCTTCATTGGCTACTCTATCACTGTTGTCAACTTTGCAGTCACTTAGCACACTTGTCACTTTTTTTGACATTGCATCAAGTCTTTCGCACTCAAGTCGCTTTGCTTCGATAAGTCTTTCAAGATTTATCAGTTGACTTAGATATTCTTTTGCTGTCATCACTGACTTCTCCATACCAATATAGTGCATCTTTTGGTCCAATGTCCTTGCGTCCATCGTTCGTTCTCCCATCCTTTTCATCCGGCAGCAGTATTTTTGCCACTTCCTGTACCGATGTTACTACATATGCTCTCCCCCCGGCTTCTCTAATCGCTTTGATTGTCCGTTCCTGTATCTTACTGAGTATTCCGATAAAAGGACGCTTCACCTCAAAACCATAATATCTGCCGTTTACGATACAAGTAATATCTGGTATTCCCTGCCTTGAGTACGGACCTGCCGCTTCTTTCCATACAATGCTTCTTTTTACATTTGCATCTATCCAATCCATTATTTTTCTTTGGAAATAACTTTCTTTTGGCATATGTTCTCTGATATAGCCTTCTGCCTCTTTTCGCCCCTTGAGTGCAGGATGGCACTCAAGAGTATAATCTATAAGTTCATCATAAGAGGCAAACTTCGTATAATCCAATCTGCCATGGCTGTGATAGATTCGACTTAGAGCTTCCCCTACTGTTGGATCCAGATAACCTTCTTTATTTCTCATCACTCTTCCCCCTTTTGTATTCAGTATAAACAGGGCAGTCATGACAGCTAATATCAAGTTTAATACATTTATCTTGCCGAATTAAGCAGAGCCACTGTATTTGATTGCCACCTTTCTCTCTTTCCTTATCCCTCATCTGTGTCAGTACCTCCATCATACTCATCTTGTCTCTCCTGTCTTAAAAACCGATATCTTTCTCCATATGGAGAATATAAATCCATTACTTTTTGTCGCATCTTTTCCACTCGCAAAAGAAAGCCGTCCACATCATATTCCTTAGCTAAGCATCGCCCTAGTCTTTTAGATTCTCCCTCTGAACTGATTTTATCCACTAAGTCTTGTATTTCATTATGTACCGCCCTGCCGTCCTCGTCGTTGATAAAGTGCAAATCTTCATTTATGATTTTATCCATGATCTGTTCTGCCAAAACTTTGATATCTGTTTTAAGCTTGTTATAAGCTTTTTTATATCTACTCTCTAAATCTTTTCTTGGAACACACTCATCGTTCTTTTTGAGTTTGGCAACAAGTCCTTTCAAGTCTTCAATCTGACTTTGAACATCCATCTTTCCACCTCCAATTGCTTACACCTTTTTGAGAACCTAACACCTGTGAAAATTTTATGTGTAAGGGGGAAAACGGCTTAAATACGCCGTTTACAGGTAATCCTTACACCTAACACCTAATTTTTGAATACACACCTTGTTTTTTTTGTAAGTAGAGGAAATTGGAGTACCACTTCCATTAAAAAGCTGATAGGTATATAAATAGGTGTAAGATGTGTAATAGGTGTAAGGATGTATAAGAAAGCCTTTATTTAAGCCACTTTTAGGCAATCGCAAACCTTACACCTAGCCTTACACCTAACTTGGCTTTGTAATTAGGTGTAGGGTTTTGATTGTAATTTTGTATATTTTCTTGCTCTATTATCATTCTTTTATTGTACAAAACAGCAGTCACCAAATTGCAGCACATCTAATGCAAAATGGGTAATTGGAATAATTTGGTGACAAGCTCTTTTTAATCGAATGGCAGTTCCATCTGCTCGCTTTCGGACACTTTTTTCCACTCCGTTCCTGTCTCCACAGGTACTCCCTCTTCATCCACAAGAGGATCGTTTTCTTTTACAAGCTTGCCTAGATGGAATTCTACAAATCGACAACTTCTGTTATTGAACCATTTAACAACTGAATTCTTGGAAGTTCCATTTTTTGATGTACTCATTCCAATGAGCTTTTTATCTGCAAGATACTTCATCGTCTTTCGTGATGAGTATCCTGCTTTCGTGAGTGCTTGCGTCAGCATCGACGGGAATATATAAGCATCTTGCCCCTGCATCATACCAAGGCAAGTTCCATATGCCTTTTCTCCGAAGCTGTCCTTGTTTGAAAGTATCCAGTCTACAATGTATTGTGTTGCATTCTCATTGACATCACCCACATCAGCATCCATCTGCTCCTTCAGTATGTTTCTTGCCATCTCTTTGGCTCTCTCCCATGATTCAGGAGCTATCTCAAGCAACTCAGGATTGTCTTTTGCTGCCTTAGTGTCAAATTCTCCGGATTCATAGCGTTGAAGCCACTCTGGGCGTTCAAAGAGCCATGTGTCAATGATTGCATCTGTCAGTGCTACCGCCGCAATTCCTGCGATATGCGAACCGCTCTTGCCCTTGCTGAGCTGATAGACAAACTGCATCATCTCATCATATTTTAGAGCAATACTCTTTTCGTCCGTGTGCATCAGCATTCCGATGTACGCCGGTCCTGCCCACCCGCAGTTCATGACAGACTGTTGATGCATGAGAGACGCTTCCCTCTCATCGTCAAACGGTCCGCCGTATATTTCAAGCACACGTGTGCTAACACCTGTTTGCGAGGTCTCAGTTGAGAGAGGCTCCTCTCCTGTAGCAAGTGCCACTGTTCTCCAAGTGTGCATTGCCTGAATTCCACCCGACTTTGCTCCTCGTATCTTTCCTGTCCCGCTGGCAATCATATAGACGATCTTCTCTAAGCTATTCTGGTTGTTTCCTGCCAGCTGTCTTTCATCAATGCCAAGCGGCAAATCACAATAAAAGCTTGCCGTTCTCTCCAGTCCTACCTGTGTGGCATTGAAATTGACCATCAGCCTTTCTGGGTCTCCCCAAGCTGAGAGTGCAGCCTTTAAACCTGCCGTTTTTCCGCCTTTAGAGCCTCCCCAGTTATACACAAAAAATATTCTTTGTTTAATTATTCTAAGAAGCGGAGCAGTAAATCCTGCAGCTAAAATAAATCTGAACTTATCTCTCTTCCTGTGTGTCCTCATCATATTAAGCCAATCTTTAAATGTACCATTTTGACAGTAGGCAGCGGCAAGTACCCTTTGTGATGGATCTATATCAAGCACTATATCTTTATCATGTCCGGGTATAAATCTCTTCCCTTCCTGCCATCCGAATGTAGATGTAGAGTCAGCCTTTTTTATGATGTCTATGTTCTCCGCTTCCAGAGCAGCTAAAAATTTTACAACCTGTTTTGCATTCTCCGAAGTTACTGTACATCCAAGATCTGCCAGTGCAGTAATTCCCCTTGCTGTGAATATCGTGCTTCTTGGATATATTGCTCTGTGCCACTGCCCGTCCCTTTTAAATGCCACCTCCATCTTTTCTTCTCCGGTCTCCATACTGCGAAGTCTCTGTGTGAGTATGATTGGTGTTCTACATACCAGAACAGGGGCATATTTCTTCTCATCTATGCGACTGATTCCTTTATCTGAATAAATCCATCCTTCCGGTTGTCTTAAATTGACCGGTGCTCCCGGCAGAGCTTCAGGAACCGCTTCCTCATCTATATCAATCAGCTTTGCGTTGCTGAGTGCTTTCTTAATCTTTTCTGCAGCTTCTTCTTTTCCATACTTGATATATACATCCGATGGATCTTTGCATCCCAAGTTTTTACAGCTCCATGTGTAAACTTTCCCAACGAAATTCCCTTCTCTCAGTGCCGTTACCACTTTATGCAGAAAAGTTTCGCCGCCCTTGTCAGGCTCTACATGAATGTAAATCTTGAGATCCTGTAAGACATCTGACCATTCTTTACGCATCATCGACGCACCGGGGACGCCAAGCGTGCTGATACTCATATGCCACATACTTTGACTATCCGACTCCCCTTCGACAAGGACAGCATAGCCTGCACGCCTCACATCTTCTATTTTCCATGCACCGTATAGGCAGATGTCTTTGCCTGCCCCGTATTTCCACCGGAACTGCTTGCCGGCATATCGCTTTCTGTAAGTGACTTCTTTTCCCTCTTCTGAAAAATAAGGGATATATAAGTATGTCACGCCTTGCTTATCTTTCCTCGTCTGAAGGCGACAATCGTTTACAAGGAAATCCTCCGGCAGTCGTTTCTCAAGAGCATACTGAGCCACACTGTATGCTTTAAGCGTGTTATCTTTCGGTTGTTTTTCTTCTGATTCTTCTTTGTATACTCCATACTGTTTTAGAATTTCCTTGTAAGCCTCTTTTGTGTCCATATTGTTCAGTTCTGCATAAAAGGATGTGAAGTTGCCACCCCTGTCTTCGGCGTGGCACTTCCAGCATCCGGTTTTTAAGTCAACCGAGAATGAGTGGTTTTTATCATCATGGAATGGGCACAGACCTGTCAGATTATCTCCTGTAATATGATATTTTTTGATGATACGGGTGTATTCAGTTTTATAGTCTACCAAGCGGTCAAGATCCACTCCTTCTACCCTCATATCATTTCTCCAATCTTTGTTTTACAATCCTTTGAGCCTCTTCTATCAAATAATCAAAACTTCCGTGTAATGGCTTCATACTGCCTCCTGCCTCCTGTCTTTAATTGAACGGCAATCCCTCATCATCGACTCCGTCCGGTGTATTCATCCACCCGTCATCGGTCACGCTTGGACTTTGTGCATTTCCTGTACTCCTATTGCTTTCTGATGTGCCCTTGCTTTCTACAAATTCCACATTTTCTGCAACAATATCTGTAGTGTAAACCGTCTGACCATCCTTATTTGTGTAGCTGCCGGTCTGAATTCTTCCATCAATAGCGATTTTCATTCCTTTATGGAAGTATTTCTCGATGAACTCTGCGGTCTTGCCCCAAGCAATTACTCTTGGGAAATCAGCAGTTGGCTGTCCATCTTGCTTGTATCGTCTGTCTATCGCCACGCTAAACGATGCATAGCAGGTATTATTTGCGGTGTATCTCACTTCCGGGTCTCTGGTAAATCTACCTATAATGATTACCTTATTCATCCTTTTTCTCCTCTTTGGTTTCTTCTGTCGCTATGGGTTTGAACTTCTGCATCTCTGTGAGTGCCTGTGTTAAGAAGTCGAGGTCTTTGCAGTTCTTGTGGTTGCCGTTGAACTTCTCCTTATACCACTCCATCATTTCTTTGTTCTTTGTGCCACCGAGTTCGGCAGCCTTCGCCGTGATCTCATCCTGAATGCGCTTGACCTCTTCGGCTCTTTCTTTTGGACTCTTGACCGGATCTCCATCGTTTGCCCAATTGTAGAGTGCTTCGCCGTCCTTCTCATCAAGGACTTTGATCTTGCCCTCGAAGATGTGAGTGTTGTCCTTTGCTGCCTCTGCAAGATGTGTGTCCTGATCAATCATCCAAGTAACCATATACTCATACTCAATATCCTTATCCTGCTGTGCACCAACTCCGACCTTTTTTGGTGCCATCTTTCCACGGCTATTGGCTTCTAATACATATTCATCTTTACCCCTAGCAGTCACTATAATATGTGCTGGAGCAAGCAGGATTTTCTCAATGATTTTCTTGTTTTCTTTCTTGTATTTTCCCCACGCCTGAAATGTATTATCTTTTGTCTGGAGCTGCACCTGATCTTGCACCCAGTTCCAGAGGTGAGTCATTGAATCAATAATGATTACTTTATAGCCTGCATCTAAGAATGCATCTATAGCAGCAATGTAATAGTCAGGACTGTACTCTTCAAGACTGATAAGATCATAATCAAATTCGTTTGCATAGAGTTTGTCTCTCATACCCTCTGTTCCGATATAACCAATCTTTGTTCCGATATAACCAATCTTTGTTCCGATATAACCAGTCTTTGTTCCTTCACCTACCCTACCTGCAATACCTGTTGCCAGTCTGAGTGCTGAATAAGACTTGCCACTGCCTGAGGGCCCACTTACTAAAACCTTGACGCAAATTTGTTCTTTTTTTGCTTTTGTAATCGTAAGATTAATCTTTGCCATTTTATTTCTCCTCTTCTACTTCTTCAAACTTATCATCATCACTTTCCAATGACTCCATATACTCTTCCATCGGAGTCATTTCTTTTTCACACCTCCTGTGCTTTCTTTGCTCTACTTAGTGCCTTTGTGTTTGCTTTACGCTTGGAAACTTTTAACTGTGAGTATACATTCAGGCACTCAGCAAGGTTTTCCGGCAGTTCTCCGGTTTCCTCCACAAGATTATTCATTGCTGAATTTAGTGTCCTTGTATCCACTCTTTCCACAATGAGATCCCCGAATCCCTCCTCACGAAGTACATCGAAAAAATCCAGTCCTTTCTCAAGAAGCTTATCCTCTCCAATTTTGGAGTAAATAGTTTTCTCCTGAAGGCTATACTTAAAACCGCCTATTGTGGTATCAGGCTTTTCCTCATCTACCATTTGCTGTGCAATTTCCTGCTCGAGATCATCTAAAGCTTTATTATTTTCTTTCATTTGTTCTGCCAGCTCGTCCTTTTTATCCAGCAGTTCCTTATATGCTCTCACCTTATCGTCTAATGTCATCAGCTTTGCCATTTTTCGCCTCCCTATTTAAAAATAATTACGCCATTCATCAACTATTGTTTTCGCCAAATCCTTTTTCTTAGCAAGTGCTTTCAAAATAGTTTCATCAACTGTTCCCTCTGTTATGAGGTGTATGTAAGTGCAAGCATTCTTCTGCCCGATACGGTGGATTCTGGCAAGGCTCTGACTGTATGCTGCATAGTTGAAGTTGACCGAATAATACACGCAGGTGTCTGCTGCGGTCAGTGTGATTCCAAGTCCTGCCGTATCAATCTGGGCAAGGAATACTTTCGTATCCTTATTTGTCTGAAAATCTTTGACTATGTCACCTCTAGCCTCCAGTTTCACATCTCCATAGATTTCTCCGTAACGGATTTTCTTCTTTTTCAGCATCTGTCCGATTAGGTCTATCTCCGGTCTGAACCTTGCAAATATTACCAGTTTTTTACCTGCGTCCATCACATAGTCATCAATGATCTCCTCCAGCGCATTTAGTTTTCCCTTGCTCACGAGCTCTGCCTTATCCTGTCCATCTGCGATTAAGAATCCCCCTGTGAGCTGCTGTAATCTCAGTAGCTTTGTTAGCACTGTTGTAGTTGTAACTGTCACCTGTCCCTCACCATCAAGCTCCGTGAAGCTCTCACGCCTGATTCGGTCGTAGAGGTTCTTTTCCTTTGCCGACATCGTGATACGCCTTTCAAGGAATGTCTGCTCCGGCAAATCCAATGCCTCATCCTTGGTTACTCTGTACGCAATAGAATGCTCTTTCTGAATTAACTGGTCAAGGTTTCTGTAACCTATGATCTGGCGTCTACTGAAACCTCCCATAATCGCATATCTATTTCTGAATTGATAGAAATTCGTTCCAAACACAGTTGGGTCTAAAAACCTATACTGGCTGTACAAATCAATCGCATTGTTCTGCACTGGTGTGCCGGATAGTATCAGTTTATACCTTGACTGGTCTCCCAGCTTATGAATTGCCTTTGACTGCTCGGCATCGTGGGTTTTTATTCTTTGACTCTCATCACAGATGATCATGTCTGCATCCCATTTATACAGTGCATCAAAAATATCTTCTCGCCAGGTACTTTCATAGTTGATAACTGCAACTTTAAGTGCCTTGAACGGAAAGCTCTCAAGATCTGATAGAGCTTTCAGACGCTTGCCTTTGGCTCCTAAAAGAACTTTTACTACTGCCTTAAAGTCTGCATAATCCTCAAACTCCTTGGCCCATACTGAGCACACTGATGTCGGTGCAATAATCAGTACTTTTTCTATGTTGCCCAGCTTATAAGCAGTCCCAAGCGTTGCTATTGCAGTGAGTGTCTTACTCAACCACATCCCATTTCAAATAAAAAACCGAAGCCTTTGCCGTTTTGGGATGCCATTAAACCACCTCCTCTCTGTAGTCCATTCTCATTCATTCCTTTTTCCTATTTTCCATCTGGCGGAAGTATCCCAAAAACCATCAGCGCCATGTTCGCCGCCCTGATCTGGTGCGTGAATAACTTCGCCTTGACTGGGTACTTGTATCTTGCCTTGACCTCTTTATCTGGTTTTACTCTCTCAGTATCTACCGCCTTCTGAACCGCCAGCATATCATTGAGGATCTTCCTTGCGGGAGGTATCAGTCCGCCGTTCCTCTGCAGGTTTTCGAGGAGCGGTCTTGATATTTCGCCGTACCAGTATTCTTTTTTTTTGTCCTTTTTCATCATTCGCCAGTTCTTTATGATCGCCTCTTCTTCTTTTGTAGGTTTTACGAAGATAATTCTGTCTTCAATCTTCTGTTGCATCCTGCATCTCCTTCCTGATCCGCTCTGCTGCGTCTACTCCTGAGGAGAAACACAATTTACGATTTTGAAGATGTTTCTTTTTCTGATACGCCTTTGCCACTGCCTCAGTGTATCTTTTCTGGTATCCATCTGTGAACATCACCTCCACTTTGATCTCGTTCATCTGCTCACCTTCTTCCCATATACTTCGTAATCGTCATTTTCTCCTTTTCATCCTTCTCTCAGTTCTTTCCCTAATCGCTCCATAATTTCTGCTGCACTCAGCCCTTTTGCGTCCAGCTCGACATCCGCTTTAGCTGACCGCACAAGTGTTACAGTAGATCCGTTCACGGTTAAATTGATAATACTCGTATCCGCGAACACGAGCGCAGGTAACAAGTACTCTAAATAATCTCTTAATCTCGTCATTCTATCACCTCAGGGTGCAGCCCTAAAGGTGCAGCCCTACGGCCACACCCATTGCAAAGACAAAGATGAAAAACACACAGTTTTTTAGAAATGCCACTCTGTCTTCCAGCTCCTCAAGTTCCTCTTCCGCCTCCTCAAGTTCCTCAAGTCTGCTCTTTTCAATTTCTTCATACTCCACATAGCCCATCTTCAACTGATTCCTCATTTTCTTATCTCCTTTACTGTGTACTTCATTTCTACTTCCGCCTTGCTCATGGCAGGACTGCAGAGTATCGCTCCATGAGTATCTGTCCAATTGTGGCAGACATATCATGCTCAACTCTTTTTGTCCTGATAGACCTCTCCATTTATCCTACCTCTCTTACTATCTTCCACCCTACTCCATTTGCAGGTCTTCTCCTCTGACTTGCAAACTCAGCTGTTTGCATTTTTATCCTCTTTGCTATCCACTTATCAAAGCCGACTGTGTCAAAGATTATCGTTGAATTTGGTTTTTCCGGATTTACCTTTGTAGCAAAGTTCTGCTTCGGATCTCTGTAGGCCTCCATCAGTAGCGGTATCGGAAATCCAAGCTTTTTAAGTTCTGACATTTTCATTATTTGTTTCGGAAATTCCATATTAACCTCCTATTCTTGTTCACAAGGGTCTTGGCCTACAGTAACATATACCGTTATATTCAGCTCCGCTTCAGCCATGGCGGTGCTTTTTAATGTAAATTCCTTGATATTCTTAATTTC